GTCGAATTTTTCAGATTTAATTTTGTCAATCGTTTCTGAAATTTTTGTTTTCATATCCTGTGAGTCTTCATTGTTTTGAAGATTAGTTAGTTTGGATATTGTACTTTCTCTTAATGTTTCGAATTTTGTCTCCAAAGTTTTGGTATCTTCAGAAACTATTTGGAAAAATTCTTTTTTAGAATTTTCATCCAAAGTAAGTATGTAGTTATTAACTGTTTGATTTGCCACCGTAACCATAGAACTAATTGGGATATTTATACTTTCCTTAATAGATTCTTTCGTTGATGTAATAACCTTTAGGATACTTTTCTTCGCATTAACTCTTTCAAGTAAATCTACTCCTTGTGTATAAACTAAGGTATCAATATCGGAATATTTGTTTTCAGTTTTTTCGGAAAGTGTGATTGGAAGTTTAATACTTGACAAAACTTTGTTTAATAGACTAATCCCTTCTTCAATAAAATATTTTGCGTCCTGTTCACTTAACCCTTGGGGTGAACTCAGTTGGTCATATATTGCGTATGCTTTAGACATAGCTTTATTACTCAAAACGTTGTGTTTGAATTCTCGCAAAGTCTTCTTGAATTCTACTTCATTTTTGTAGGATTCTAAGAGATTTTTTTCAATTAGGGATTTTACTATTCCGAAGGTCATGGTGTCTTTTTCAAATAAATATTATGAATTTAATAACTTATCTAAGTGTTTTGAAATTTCTCCTAAAGAATCTTGTGCCTGACCCAAATTTATCACTCGAGATCCTTCAATTAAATTATTTTCCACTAAAATATTAAGGTCTTTTTTCCTTGATTCTGGTGTTACTTCTGTTGGTGGTGCTTCTTCCGCACCTCCTGCCGGTGGTAATTCAGGTTCCCCTCCAGGAATCTCTCCTCCTCCACCGAATGATGGTGAGGCCCCCAATTCTTCTCCACCATCCGTAGTTGTCGCGGCACCAGCCGTAGGAGTTGCACCTGTTTGACTGCCATACAATTTGTCGATATTATCAAACAAACCTGTTTTGGTTATCACAGTTGGAGTTGCTTTAAGTTCTTCACCAACAGCTCTTTCAATTCTTTGTTGTTGTAAGTCTAAACGAACTTCGTCATCAGACCATCCAAATATGTGTTTCTTAGCCCATGTAGATGAAGTTGCCTGTATTCCATTTCCTGGATCGGAAACCAAATCTTTATACAATAATACTTTTTCTTTCCAAACATCAATCTTCAACAAATCCGCTTGAGTTGATGGGTTTGTTAATCCAAGTGTAAAGTTTGATAATTCATCTTCAAAACCCAATAAAAATAAATGTACAATGGCAATTTTATTAAGTTCTGCCAACATACTTTTTTGGATTCTATTAATTGTACGAGCAAATCTAATGTCTTGTAACGCCAAGTTTTTACCATCACCTACCACTTCTTCAAATCCTAAGAAAGCTTTAGGTACTCTCAATGCCGTCAATAATTTCTTTTGAATATATTCAATATCGGCAATTTCAGACAAGTTAGTTGCTCCAGGTAATGTAGTAATTGGATCTGGAGCTGCCGGATCACGAACAGGAATAAAGAAATCTTGGTCAACGGCCATTTGATTGAATCTCATGTCTACGTTTCCTGTTTTACTATCTACAACTTGTTCTCTTTTGAATTTGTTTGCAACACGCTGTACATACGCTTCTACATCATCATCGTTCATGTTACCGACAAAGACCTTAAATAACTTTCTTTCGGGTGCTCTTGATGTTCGATAAATCAACATAGCGTCTTCACAAAGTAATAATTGTTTCCAAATACGTCTAGCCTTTTCTAACATAGACGTTCCATAAGGAAGTTTTCTATCATCACCTAATAATCTGAAGTGAGCAATTTCCCATGATTGGAATTCCATATTCTTATTCTTCCAAGTAAAGTGTAATGCTTTCTTGTCTTTATCAACTTCATTTTTTACATCGACAGATATTTTACCACTTGCTCCAACTTCATGTCTTTCGATTTCTATAGTTGGTAATTGTTGACATCCAACAATACCTTTTTCAGGGTCTAATTTAAGATACACAAAATTGTCGCCATATTTACAGGTATTCCGTGTCCACATTGGAAGGTTGGTATTAACATCTAAAGCATTGTTGAACAAATCCGCTAATACCCCTTTTATTCTTTTTGATTCAGAATAAATTTGTAGAATAAATCCATCTTCATTTGTTGTTGTAGATTCTTCTGCATAAATGTCTAAGGCGGCGGAAATTTCAGGTGTATACTCCATAGACTCATAATCATACTGTGCCGACAATCTTGTTGGTTCATAGTATATCGCCTGAGAATAAAGATTGTTTTCTACCTTAGCCCATTGATTGGTAAGGTAATATGTTTGTTGTGCTTGGAGTTTTTCTTTTTCGTATTCTTCTCTACTTTTGGTTCGCAGAAGTTCCTTTTTATCAAACTTAAATGTCGGATAATCTTGATTGAGAAGTGAATTAGGTCCAAATGTTTGTGACAATCGTTGCCAAACTGTCATATTTTGTTCTGCCATACGTAATTTTACTATTTACCCTGATAATATAAATAGTTATTTAGCACCAAATAACCAACCATATTTTTGATAATCCGCTTTACTGGCTCCATTATTATTAAGGTTCGGGTCCCTACCCATCTGAGGTACCATTGGGTTGAAAAAATCTGAAGAATTTTTATTTTCATTCATCACAGTAGACCATGAATTCAACATGGCTTTTGTATGATTAACAACTTTAGTTAATGATTGAAATGATTTTTCAGCGACATAAATCGCCATGGAAAGACCCATAATACAGTCATCATGTTGTCCTTTCTGGTGGTCGGGTCTTCCATGAATATATATAAAGGTATTCATCTCATTGTATGTCCTATGAGAATATATTTTGAATCCGTGTCTAACCCCCTCTTCAAATGCTGCAATAATTTGAACTCTTTTTGTGTTGAAGTTGATACCAGGAATTTTTTCATTTATTTTCGGGTCCCACTTCCATTTGTTAGAAGTATCGACTCCATCAACATACAATCCGGGTTGATATTGTAATTCTTGCATTTTTCTGGCGGTTGAAACTCCCATACCTCCTGTAATATCAATTACACAGAATGCATTGTACATTGTCCCCCACTTATAAGCAATTTCTGCTAAAACATCGGGAGGGATTTTACCAACATATTCTAATACTTGTTCCCGTTCATCAAAGTCAATGATTTGGATTGATGAAAAATCCTCAGAGTCACCACGAGAAACGTCAACCCCCATAACATACTTATGTCCATTTACAGGTTCCTTAAAAATCCACAAAGCATTACCCATAAGTTTGGCTTGTGGGGCCCTTAGTTGGTTTTTGGAAATGTTCTGCATTAAATCTGAATCGAATACGTTATCACCCGATCCTAAGAAGTTACATTCAAGTTCTTGAGCAACTTTACGTCTATCGTACTTGAGCTTTTTTACCATTCCCTCAAACCATGCAGAACAAGGTTTATATCCTTGGGAAATATAATCTGTTACAATAGAATGGTCTCTATCATAAGGATTATTATTGGCTAAGTTAATTACTGTATCTATTGGATAATCTTCACGATTCAAAAGATAATGAACCAAATCATTTGTCTTTACCATGTATAAATCTTTGGTATAACGAGGGTCTCGATACCAAAACATTTCAGAGATTTTGAAATCATTCATTCCTCTTAATGCTTGGTCATAGATTTCGTAATATATTGGATCGTAACCGTTTGGTGTAGAAACTACAATAACTTTACCACCAGTAGATAGTGAGGCCATACAAGCAGACCAAAAGTCTCCATCTGCCTCGATAAAGGCTGCTTCGTCAAAAATAAGAATTGTTGGTGTATAACCTCTAAGTGCATCTTTGGATGTTGCCACCGCTTTGACCTCACATCCATTATTAAGTTTGAAATGTCTTTGGGAGTTTTTTTCTACCGAAAACCCGATTGAAACCCAACTAGGCCATTGTTCAATAAATGACCTTATCTTGTTAGCCATTTCAACTGAAGTATCCAACTTATTGGCAATGATTAGAACTTTTTCAGGTTTTTCTTTTCTTGCAAATGCAAGTTTTTTTGAAGCCCAAGCTGCGGTTACGGTTGAAACCCCGGCTTGTCTGTATTTCAACGCAATGTTTTCGTTGTGGGTTTCGTAATCTTCAAGTAGTGAAACTTGGTCAGGAAAAAGTTCTAATGGGACATACTTTGATACCGTATTATCGTATGTCTGTAAATAAGTACGAAGTGCATAAGGGGTATTCCTCATACACTTCGTATATTCTATTATTAATTGTTCTTTGTTCACACAGTTAAATCATATTCTGATTTATGGTCTTGGAATTCCCAAATCTCTATAAAGTTGGTCCAAATCATCATCTTCATCTTCGATACCTTCCTCTCCTTTGAAATTATCATACTCACTCTTTGACTGTTGAGCTTGTTTCATAATTTCTTTAAATTTTGCAGTTGCCTTTCTTACTTTTGATTCATCTTCAGAAATTGCATTACCAATGATATCTAAAAATTCTTTAGCTTCTGTCTTATAGAGAATTGAATAAAACCAAGGCACCAATCCTTTGTTCTCATCATCAAACATCTCGTCAGGTAATGCAAACCTTAATTTTTCAACAATTTCAGGGCCAATTCTAAGTTGCATCGGTTCATTAGACAATACATCAGTGACACCCCTCACATTTCTTGACATTTCAGGATCTTCAGGTAATCCGTGTCTTGCGATA